GTATTCTGGCGCTCAGCCAGTTCTCTTTCGAGTTGCTCCTTCTCAGCTTTTACAAGCTGATCGTTACTAACCACGCGTAGGATTGAGAGGCCAGCCATATCAGAATTCTTTCTTGTACTTGAACATTACGCGCTTCTCACCCATTCTACCGGGCTGCTTATTAAGCTCCACACCAATAGTCGTATCACCTTTACGATAGCTAACATCGGCTCCAGTAACACTAAATTCCTTGCGTGATCCTTCTCTGTATCCACCACCAGATACGCCGACACTAAGGTTACGTTCTTTGTCGATAGGTAGGTTGACACCCATGCGCCCACCGTACCCATACGAAGCGCCATGACGCCCGCTACCACTGGCGGAAACGTCAACATTCTTGAGGACATCTTCTTCGTCAGAGACGCGACCACCATCGCGGTAGCCTTTGGCTTGCGACTGATACGGCTTGCCCATTTTCGGATTATCCGAATAGCAAGATGATGGTTTACCGTTTGACTTCATCCGATCCTCCTACTACATATTGTAGTGTGGGTATAGCAGGAAGTATATACCTATGTCAACGGAAAAAGAACCCCCCGGATATTCTCGACGGGGGGCAAACCGCTGGAAGGGACAGCGGAGGTGAAGGAGAAATGAAAAGCAACTATGTCCACCCCACTGCCGATACGGTTTTGATCTCTCGCTTTTGGGCGAGCATCTGGCCCCCACCGGTAGTGATATGGAGCATGAGATATTGTAACGCTTCTGCAACGTGCGAGTGTTTATTTTTCTCAATATCCATGTCGCCCTTGGGTTTGTACCTATAGCCACCCATCATGGCGGCTTTCAACTGAGTGCAGCCGGGATCGACGATGAACGCTGGGTCGCCGTCAACCTGACGCATCAGGTATTCGTCCACCGCGTTGACCCGCGCCGAAACATTATTCGTCTTAGCCGGGATAACCCGCAGGTTCTCCGCCTTAATGATGTCCACAGCCGAACGCTCATCCGTCTGCGCCCGCTGAATACCCGCCGGATCAGTAACCACCAATATGGGCGCACCGGGGAACCTCTCGTAAAGTAGCGGTTTCAAGACGGTTCGGACAAATCGCTGTACACCCATGTCAAAACTGACCGCTTCCGCCAGAATGAGCGCCCGACCTCTGGCATCTTGCTGCCCGATGACAGCGGCGGGGGTAAGCCCCAAGTCCATCCCGATAACAATGGGTCGAACCCCATTGTCGATATAGCGAAGTTTCTGTTTAGCCATATGGTAGTCCGGCCTGAAATACTTGTAGACCGGCATACCAGCCGAGGACAGTCCGTACTCGCCGTCGATGTAAACGCGGACGTATTCTTCTGAACGACCTTGTGTATCGTAGTATCCGTCGGGTAGGTTCTCGACGTTTTCGGCGTAAGCCGAACGACCCGAGGGTTGCTTGAATACATCCCATCCATTGTCATTGGGCGATACTCCATCCTTGGGATCGAGTCCTTCCATCTGATAATACCACCAAGTATCCATGGTGGGTGGGTTAGTATCGCCCCACATACCGTGCCAAGTAGGGCCACCATCCTTCGCGGAAGGAAAGCGACCGATACGTTTGGACATCGCATCGACAATATCGGGGTGGATGTCCCGGCACTCGTTGAACCACGCGAACGTCAATTCCAAGGAGTTCAAGTTGGCTACGTCGTCCGCATCGTCCAGCGCACGGAACATAATCTCGCACTCGATGTCCCCCACTTTGAAGAAATAGGTCTTGGTTGTGCGCATGTAGTCGCCGCACTGCCCCGGTGGGAACCAATCCAAGAAGGTTTTGATCGTCGTGTCCTGCAACTGACGCGCAGTTTCACGGACAATCGCCGCCCGCGTCTTGCGAATCCCCTGCTGATTGGGTTTTTGCATGGATGCCCGGCGCACGATCTCGAACGAGGAGGTTACGGACTTGCCGGAGCCAACCGGCCCCATCAGAACCCGCATTTTCTTGTTCGATTCCATGAACTTCGCCCCCGTGGGTGGGGGCGTGTAGTCAATATCGAGTGCCATTACGGACGATCCGGGAAATTACCCATGATGCAGATGATTTTGCTGGGCTGACCGATCTCCCAGCCATGGACTTTCGTGCCATGCTCGTTTGTCGGACGCCAATCCGGCAGTTTGTAGTTGGTAACGCCGTCGCCGCCGTACATCGTGCCGATAATGGCGTACAGGGGGGTGTAATCCCGGATGTTTATGGTCTGTCCGTCACACGACGCCCAGTTTTTCGGGGCAAAGCTGCCCGCAAACTCTCGTACTTCGCCAATATAGCCTTCCATATCGCTCTCCTAGGTTAAAGGTTCCACCAACATCACCACAAATTCACGCCCGCGCTTCTTGTGCTTGGTAATTTTCGTCTTAAAAGAAGCCCCCGCCTCGCGTAGCGCGGATGTAAAGTTGTTGTACTCACTGGAAGTCGTGAAAACCGCAGCCCGAAAGCCCTCGTAGGACTGATTAAGCCTGTTGGTTATGCTCAAGGGCAGTGACATCCATCACCTCACTCGTGTCTGTGGCGTCGATGACCTGCATCTCATGGTTCTTACCGCCCAAGTTGATCGTAATTCTCACGCCGCCACCGGTTCCTTCGGTAGCCACATCGTTCTTTGGCTCCAAACCAGCCCACTTCACGGTCGATTTGATGAGGTCGGCCTTCACTGCGGCGCTTACACCGGGGTCATGGATCAACATATAGGATGTTGTCAGGAGTTCTTCCGCCTGAGCACGGGCCTTCAAGCGGAATGTCAGCCCCTTTTCCTTGATCTCGGCTTGGTAGTGTTCCACTTTCTTCAGGAACACTGGGTCTTTGTTGTAGTCGAGTATGTCGGTGGCTGCGATTTTGTGGCGTGCGACTACCTCTTGCAGCGTTTCTCCGCTGCCCTCAAGCATGAGCGCCACATCAAACGCCAGCCGGTCTGACCATTTCGTGAGATTGAGAGGTAGTGTATCCATGAGCCGACTATAACACGGCATCTTACGGTGGTGTCAATAGGGGGACTGTAGGCAGTCTGGAAATTCCGTAACTTTACACGTTCCTTTTTTTGGGTCTTGCTTTAAGAGGTTTACTACACTAAGGGGGGCGTCCCAAACGCCAGTCCATGTACCCCCCTCTCAGCCAGTCCGAACCGCTCGCCACGCTCGCGCCCGCGAACCGCATCGACCCCTCGCAAACCCTAGCATCGGCGGGCTACTTGACACTCTCGTCAAGTTCTGCGAGTCTAGAAGTGTCGATGCAAGACAGCACCGACAGAGCAGGCGAGTTGCCTAGCTCTCCTGTTCTTTGACAATTAGGCATGGAGAAATGAAATGACTAAAGTCATGGAACGTCCGACACACGTACGTGTCATCGTCGCCCCTAAAGCAGGGTACTTGAAACTTGAGGGCTGCGCTGCTGATGCCACTGGCACAGTGTTCACCGTCGATCAACACAAGGAAGTTTACGCTTTCATGGTGAAGAAAGGCAAGGAACTGAAGCGCGAAGTCAAGGTTTGGATACAGACCCAAGGTGCTAAGACACCAGAAGTCAAGTTCAACAAGTACGACGGCACGCCATATATGGCGCTAGTCAGCGACGATAAGCCAAGCAAGAGCACGAAAGTGATCCTGTAAGGTAGGCAACTGGAACCCTCCCGCGAAAGCGGGAGGGATTCTTAAACAACTAGGAGATTGAAATGGATAAGATCATGGAAATTACGTTTGCCATCATGGGAACAGCACTGACCACAGTAGCACTGGCTAAGTTAGTACCCGAAGGAATGTGGCTCTATCTGGTAGCACTGGTAGTCGGCACACAGATGATAGCGATGGCGATACGATCAGCAAGGAGTTAGTACCAGCCCGGCGAAAGCCGGGTTTTTTTTTGTCTTTACTTTTCTCTTTTTATATATAACACCATACGTCGGGGGGCTGTACCACACTAATGCTGCATAACTAGACATAATGGGGGTGAGATGTGTCAGGTTAGCCAACTATCTACATTTTTTCGGCATCATGGAAAGTAGATAGTAGATTTAGATAGCTTAACTTTACATGTTAAGTGTCAAGTTACTAGCATTTCCAAGGGAATCCAAGGCATTGTCTCTCTCTATCTATCTAACTATATAGAATATATAGATAAAAAGGGTACTGTTTGATTCCACATTTGCAGATTCTGATTTTTAATTTTTGCGGACAATAAATTGTAGTATCACATCATTCCAAAAAAGTAGATAGTTTAGATAGTTGCCCCGAAACCCGCATGAATACTAGCTTTTTTCTATCTCGTAAAGTTAGATAGTCTGACTATACTTGACACTCAATCTAGATAGTGCTATCTGATGCCGCCCTCTGATGGCTCATTAACCTTACAGTCTTACTTTGAAGTGTCGAAACTTGACAGCCGAGCCGAACCCTGCCAGTCTGGAAGCGTCCCAAACGGGACAGCATTTATGGCAATACAGCCATATATGTAAACTTAACTTTCATGGAGTATTGAAATGAAAAAACAACGTCCAACTCACATCAACGTCATCTTGCGTCCTAAAGCAAACGATATTGCAATTGAGGGTGTATGGAACAGCGATGGTAGCCCATCATCTGACGGTAAGTTCAGCATTGATGATGCCAAGGGTATCTATGCTTACATGGTTACCAAGGGTAAGGAACTCAAAAAGAAGTTGCATACATGGTCTCCCAAGGACAATGCAGGCAATGTTCCTATTGTCAAGTTTAACAAGTATGACAATGCACCTTACATTGCATTGGTCAGCAACACAGAAGCTAATCGCCAACCTTCATCGGTCAAGATTGTTCTGTAATCCCTCGGGACGGTAGCAATACCGTCCCTTTTTTCGTTTGTTCATGGAGATATGAAATGACAACATATGTACAGTTTGACTTAGTAGATGAGATGCAATGGGAGGATAGAGCCTCCGAAGAAGGGCTGTTTGTCAGCCTTGAACTCGCTGGTTTTGAGGAGGAATCAGGGCATACCCATGGCTATCATCATTCCAAGGGTAGCAACGGTAGCATCTATGAATACACCGAATGGTTCTATGACGGTGACGAATCTGCATTTAGCATCGCATAAGGGGTGAGCATCATGGCGAAGATACCTAACCGTGATGCTCGGCTTTATGTCGAGCAACGCAAACCCTTTGAGGGTTCAAACATATGGGGTACATGGCAGAAGTCCACTCTCGTTGAGGATGGGTCGGAGTTCTATGTTGTGTACAGTTTCGGTCATCACTTCCCAATGTATGTATGGTCTGAAGGTGTATGGTTTGAGAATGAGGACAAGTTCAGCCGTACTACATCCAAGCATATGGGGCAATGTAGACCATCACGCACCACCATCCTGCTATCAACGGCATGGATGAAGAAACTTGCTGTCCTCGGCTATCGGGGTATTGCAGAGCAACGCATACTTACAGGAGAACCAGCCTAATGGAAGATTACCACTTACCAATATGCACCAACTGCTATGCAGTCAGGGTGGAACCACAACGCCGCAACATGGCAAGACCAACCTG